AAGACGAAGTAGTAACTGATGAAGTTATTGCTGAGGATGCAGAAGAGATTGCTGAAGAAGAAGTTTCTGTTGAAGAAGCTACTCTCTTTGAAGCAGACCTCAACGCTCTCTTTGCAGACGAAGATCATCTCACAGAAGAATTCAAAGTAAAAGCGGCTGAAATGTTTGAAGCTGTTGTTACTTCACGAGTTAGTGCTGAAATTGCACAAATTGAAGAAGAGCTTACTGAAGCAGCAAATGTTGAATTTGAAGCTCAGTTAGGGCAAATGACCGAAAACATTGATAAGTATCTCTCTTATGTTACTGAAACTTGGATGGCTGAGAATCAAATCGCTATCGAAAGTGGTATTCGTACAGAAGTAACTGAGTCATTTATCAAAGGTTTACAGCAAGTATTCTCAGAGCATTATATTGAAGTTCCAGAAGAAAAGTATGATGTGATGACTGAAATGCAAAATCAAATTGATGAGCTTTCTGCAAAGCTAGACGAGCAAGTTGAGTCTAACATTGCAATCAAAGAAGAAGCTATCGCTTTGAAGAAGCAGGCAGTATTTGCTAAGATTTCAGAAGGCCTTGCGTCAACTGAAGCAGAAAAATTTGCGGCATTGGTAGAAGACATTACCTATACTGGTATGGATTCATATGAGCAAAAACTTCAAGTCGTTAAAGAGAACTACTTCCCAGCTGAGAAGTCGTTGACTGAAGACAAACTTGAGGACACATTTGAAGCTACAAACGAAGTAACTAACACAGTTATGTCTAAGTATGCTCAAGCAATTTCAAAAACAACTAAGTTCTAAAATTAATTTTTTATAAATAGTACTGTTATTATAAAAACAAAACTGAAACAACAAGGAGACTTAAATGTATCTTTCAGAGCAAATTGAGAGCAAGTGGGCACCAGTCCTCGAGCATGCTGACCTGCAGCCAATCGCAGATCCGTATAAGAAGGCTGTAACTGCTGTAGTTCTCGAAAACCAAGAACGTGCCCTTCAAGAAGAGAAGGGTATCATGGAAGCAACTCACGCTAACCAAACTGGTGGCGGTGTTGATAACTACGATCCAATCCTCATCAGCCTAGTTAGACGAGCATTGCCTAACTTGATGGCTTATGACGTTGCTGGTGTTCAGCCAATGACTGGTCCTACTGGTTTGATCTTCGCTATGAAGTCACACTACTCTAGCCAATCTGGTACTGAAGCACTCTTCAACGAAGCAGACACAGATTTCTCTGGTTCTGCTGCTGCAGGCCCTAACCACGACGGTTCTAACCCTGTTGATGGTACTTACACTACAGGTACTGGTGTATCTACTTCAACTGCTGAAGGCTTCGGCGACTCAACTGATCTCAACGAGATGGCTTTCTCAATCGAGAAGACTACTGTTACAGCTAAGTCTCGTGCATTGAAAGCTGAGTACACAATCGAACTCGCACAAGACCTCAAAGCAATTCATGGTCTTGACGCTGAGTCAGAGCTTTCTAACATTCTTTCACAAGAAATTCTTGCTGAAATCAACCGTGAAGTTATTCGTACTATCTACAAAGTCGCTAAGACTGGTGCTGCTTCTACTGCAACTCCTGGTACTTTCGACCTTGACGTTGACTCAAACGGTCGTTGGTCAGTTGAGCGTTTCAAGGGTCTTCTCTTCAACATCGAGAGAGACGCTAACGTGATTGCACAAGATACTCGTAGAGGCAAAGGTAACTTCATCATCTGTTCAGCAGACGTTGCAAGTGCTCTAGCAATGAGTGGTGTTCTTGATTACACACCTGCTCTTTCTACTAACCTCAATGTTGACGATACTGGTAACACTTTCGCTGGTGTTCTTAACGGTCGTTACAGAGTGTACATCGATCCATACAGTGCCAACACTGGTGCTGCTTCACAGTTCTACGTAGCTGGCTACAAAGGTTCTAGCGCATATGACGCTGGTCTCTTCTACTGCCCATACGTTCCATTACAAATGGTTCGTGCGATTGATCCTAACACCTTCCAGCCTAAGATCGGCTTCAAGACTCGTTACGGCATGATCGCTAACCCATACGTAACTAAGTCTGACGGTACTACTGACGGTGATACATTCACTGCTGCACGTAACCAGTACTACAGAAAAGTTAAGGTTACTAACCTTATGTAAGAATAAAAAGAATTGCTTAAAGCAATCATTTTTGAAGGGGCTATTCGTAGCCCCTTTTTTTATGGCTGTAATAAACTATTACAATCTAGTCATACGTTTTTTTCGTATTATAAATAGTACTACACACAAATCAACTGAGGTGTATTATGAAAAGACTATTAATCGCAACACTGGCAATTCTGCCAACAAGTATTTTTGCTCAAACGTACACAAGTGAAGTTGCAGATATTATCAACAACAACTGTGTAGTATGTCATCGTGAAGGTGGCATAGGTCCAATGAGTTTCGAAACTTACGAACAAGTCCGTCCATGGGCACCACTTATTGCTATGAAAGTAGCATCACGAGAAATGCCTCCTTACGCTTACGATCACGGTATCGGTATTCAAGACCTACAAGGTGATTGGCGTCTCGCTCAAGAAGAGATTGATGCTGTAGTCGCATGGGTAAACGGTGGTTCATTGTACGGTGATCCAGATACAATCGTGCAAGCGCCACCACTAAGAGATCCAGAAGCATGGAACTTTGAAGAAGACTTTGGCGCACCAGACGCAATTATTCCAAGTGTAGCAATCGACATTCCTGCAAACGGAAACGATCTTTGGCACAAGCATTTAGTACCAACAGGCTTGTCAGAAGACAGATGTATCAAAGCAGTACAAGTTAAGCCACGTGGTGAAGCTAAAGCAGTAGTACATCACGCTAACTCATCTATTATCACAGCGGAAGGGCGTGAAGGCATGCTCACTGAGTACGCTATGGGAAAGTGGGGAGAGATTGTACCAGAAGGAGTTTGTCGTACAATCCCAGCAAACGCAGAAGTGTCTTGGGATATTCACATGTTCCCAGGTGGTCTTGGCGCAATGGCTCCAGGTTCTGTAATCAAAGACAATGTAGTAGAGATCGGACTTTGGTTATACACAGAAGAGGAAAGCGCACAATTGAAATACAAACAAGATTTGAGTTTGTATCGCCTTGGGGACCAGGACGACTTAGTAGTCCCACCCAATGGATATGCAATGACTCAGGGCTTTCACAGTTTCGATCATCCTGTACGTTTAGATAGTTTTCAGCCACACGGTCACTTGCGTATGAATGCAGCAAGTCTTGAAATCTTCTATCCAGAAACAGGACGAACAGAACAAGTAAGCCAAATCTCAAAGTGGAGCGCAACTTGGCATCACAGTCATTTGTATGCACCTGATGTTGCCCCTTTGATTCCAGCAGGCGCAGTTATCATTCTCAAGCAGTGGTATGATAACACAGCAAATAATCCAAATAATCCAGATCCAGATATGTTTGTAATGGGCGGTTCACGCACAGGAGATGAGATGACTCATGCTTGGCTTGCCATCACTCATTTAGACGATGAAGGATTTGAACAATTGAAAGCACAAAGAAGTATTACGGGAGATGATTAATGAATAGCATTAAGAAAATGTTTTGGCTTAGTACAGTAGCAGTGTGGACAGCATTGCTCTGTGCAATAGCTATTACAGCAAAAGCCGATGAGATCGATTACGCAAGAGATGTTGCCCCTATCTTCGTAGAGCAATGTCAAGCATGCCACAGAGAAGGTGGTATTGCTCCTTGGGCAATGACTAACTATCAGATGCTACAAGGCTTTGCACCTGCAATTAAAGAGGCTATTGTGTCAAAGCGTATGCCTCCAGGTCAAATTGATCGTAAGTATGCAGGCACAATCGTCAATCATAGAACACTAAGCAACCGTGAAGTTGATACGATTGTAGCGTGGATTGACGCAGGAGCACCTGTTGAGGGTGATGCTGATCCTCTCACAGAAACTACTTACTCTACTTCAGAGTGGGTACACGGTGAGCCTGATATGATTATCGAAGTACCCTCGCAAGAGATTCCTGCATTTGGTACAAT